TTATCGAAGCCAGTTCCTAGACCTATGTTGGGTTTTTCTAATGCCGCACTCCCCGCCCATAACAAAGCAGCAGTGGTCATAGCCGCAAACATACCGTTTTTAACCGCTATGTCCTGCGCATAGTAGTCGGCTATCTGTTCTATCTGTTTGTTTGACCATGTAATGTTTTCATTACTGTCTCTACGAGCTATTAATGCGGCCTCTATTTCCGCGAGTGCTTCATCGTATGCTGCTTCAGTTGTACCCCCAGCACTTTCGGCGATGTCAGTCAGCCCTGAGGCTGCGAAACCTAGCTTAGTGAGGAACTCCTTTGATACATCTTTCCCTAGCACCCCAGCGCCAACTTTACCCGCTGCGTACGTAAACCCACCCACGATTAAAGGGGCAATCTCCTGTATACCTTCTTTATATATGTAATCCAGACCAAACTCGTAAGGGTGGTCAGCGGCTGCACCAAATATAATACCCAGTGTATCTATGACAGCTTCGTTCTGTGGGGTGTTGGGGTCATCGACCGCTCGGGCGCTCAGTTTCCGATTTAACTCAGCACTACCAGCCTTAAATTCATCGGTTTTCCACCCGTTGGTGGTCTGTATTAGATTCTCGGCAAACTGGTACGCGGTGGTGTTTTTTGTGTTTTCCCCCGACCATCGTATTAAGCTGACAACATCTTGTGTAAGCCCCGCCAGCCCACTGATAGTGGTTCCAGCGAAATCTTTTTTGTATTGAGGTATGTTACTGGCAAACTCATACGCGTCCGTCGCGGCAGTGAGAAGCATATCTTTCTTAGCCTGTACGCCCTCTTGACTCCAGTTAAGTACGCTACTCGCTTGTGTGGGATCAAACAAAGCAATAGCTGCTTCATCAATTTTGGTAAACGCAAAATCAAGGGACTCGATAATCGCATGTTTGGCCAGTATGCCCGCAGTCCACAGGGCTTTCTCACCTTCATCTGCAACGATGCGACCCACTTCTTCATTTGCCTGCGACTTAATTAATTGCGCTTCAGAAATCAACTCTGCAGTATCACCTATACGCGTTTTTGCTGTCTCTGCAATTCCGCTAAATATCTCTTTTGTAGCTTCGTACCACGACTGCGGCGATGTCTCCGCAAGCTCGTCTATTGACTGGCCTTGAACCAACAAATTGTTCTGACCTGTTATGGCGTCAAAAAACGTGAGGTTGTTTTCCCCGTCTTTCAATGCAGTCACATACTCTTTACGTCCAGTAGTCTCGTTGTAACCGACTCCGCCAGCGTTAAGCACGTCCAGCCACGAAACCTCGTTGGCTTTTGCTATAGTCTGTTTATCCTGCGCCAGTAGCTCTTCTACAGTAGCCCCTTCACCTGCGAGGTAGGAATCGTAACCACCAGCTATATCCGCAATGGTGTTTACAAAATCAGGACTGTAACTCAATGACGCACTGGCTATACTAGCTACTTGTTCTGGCGTGAATGGCCCCACAATCGGGTTGCCTTCAGCGTCTAAATACTCTCGCTGTATCGCCTTATCAGCAGTGAAGTTGCCGAGATCATCGTAGTAAATGTCGTCGCTCGCAGTGTTCACAAGTCGGTTAAACTCGTCTAACTGTGCGGTAGTCATACGTTCAGTTGGGACGCCTATCGCAGTCTCTGCCGCAGAACGTAACTGTCCTATTGCGTTCTTTTCAAACGCATCTTCTTGGGCGTCACTTACAAAATAACCTAACCTAGCTCCTTCTTCCACGTAGTGTCTATGCGCATCTAAAGCAGATATGTTTAGCTCATTTAAAGCTACGTATTGATCCGCATTAAACGTGGGGTTTATAAGTTCCACGAATTCTTTTATCGCAGGGGCTGTAGCGTTGACCTTAAATTCTTCGTCGAGGGCTTCGACATCGGATAGCAGGCTGTCGTTGGCGGTTTTGTAATCCGTTGACGCCGTATCAAACGCAGTCTGGAGTGCCTCTAACTGTGAGTTGTAGTCAAGAAGTTGGGTTTCATACTGTTCACGGGTATCTTGGTATAGCTTCGCAGCGCGTTTTGATTCTTGTAGTCCAAACTGCAACTGCTCAAACGAGGCGTATTCTTGAGTGTTACCGTTATCGTCTATGTAGGTCGGGGTTTGCGTAACAACATCACGATAGTACTCTTCCACTGAAGTGTAACCCAAGTTAGCAGGATACCCCGCATCCCCCGCTTTTACTTCGTACCTTATGTTCCCGTCGGCATCAGTTACAGCTTGTAAACTATTGTTAAATTGCTCCACCAACGTGGTGTACAGCGCACCACTAGGGTCAGATGCTATACGGTCTATTTCTAGCTGATACTGTTCACTTATAGTATTAAGCTCTGAAGCGATAGCGTTCCTAGCCTCTGCGACTGTTTCGTACCCAACGACCGCTTCGTCGAGAGCAGTTTTAGCGGCGGTGACCTCATCTATAACGCCTCGCAGACTGTCTACAGCAAATAAGGCGTTGTTTACAAACTCCTCTCCTAATGATTCAAGACCGTACTCTTCTACCGCCTCAAGTAGTAAATTTGCTGCTGCAGCGCCCGACTCAGCGCCTACACCCATACTCGCTATCGCAGTAGCTGCATCTTGCACTGCGGGCGTAAGAAACGATAAGAAGTATTCTCCGTCTTCAGTTAGGTTGCCATCACCGCCCAACAGGGCAGTGTCTATCTTAGATAATGTTTCCCCCACAACTTCTTCAGTTATGAGTGATCTTGATATAGACCCTAACAGTAGTTCTTTTGTTATTTCCTTCCCTTGTAACTCCGCCGCAATGGAGTCAACGACCAGTGCCTGAACTACGTTAGGTAATTTCTTAAACTCTTTTACAATTTCACCCGAAGCGTTAGTCTCATACACCGTTTGACCAAACTCGTCGGTTACTACGTTGCCATCGGCATCAGTCTGTGCTTTTGATTGCCTAAACTCAAATCCAGTCTTGTCCTCAATAAATCCTGCGGCTTTACTTACAGCGAACTGCGCACCGTATGTAATCGCTCCTTCTGCGAACCCATCACTAAAACTGCCGCCAAATATAACTTCGATTGTGCCAGTGGTAAGTCCAGAAGCAGTAAGTCCTACTGCGACTTGGGCAACGGATGCAGCAGTGGAAGCAGATAGCCCCGCGTCAGTTAATGCTACGGCTAACTCAGACTCTATACCGGGAACGTACTCACCAACTTGTAGCGCTACTTGCTGCGTTACGTAAGCCGTTGCCCCCGCTATGATTGCCTCCTCCCATGTTCCACCGTCGGATTTTGTTTTTATTGCGACGATGTAGGGTATGGCGGGGGGATAGATTAGCCCCGCAGTAATCATTGCGGCAGCATAGAGTGGGTCGTCTATAAGTACTTGGAAAAATACTTTTTGAAACTCGTATACAGGTTGAATTATCTCGTCATCTATCCAACGACCAGCATCACGGATAACGTCTTCAAGCCCGCCACGAAATAAAAAGTCGTTTACGTCCTCAAGCGCGTCTCCTACCAGACCGCCTTTTCCGGGCACAACACCAAGAAAGTCATCGAGGATTTCGTCTCGAAAATTATCTAAGCCAGTTACTCTACCAACCCACCCGCCGCACATACGCTATGCACCTACCCCATACTTAAATATACCGCCGATGGAATTAAACCCTAATCTTTGTAAGAGTTTACCTGTTGTGTCGGGGGTTATCCCCGTGCTTACGCCCATACACACTTCTTTTACGTCGTGAGCCTTTCCAAACTCTATGAACTTCTTAACTAACCGTATACCTGCGGAAGTGCCACGGTACTCAGGGGCCACATACCATAGATACTCACCTAACTGCAGGTCGTCTCCAAAGTAATAAGGGACTAACGCGCCAACAATCATACCCGCACGTACACCATCTACTTCAGCTACGTAGAAACAAGTGTCGTCACGCGATACTGCTAACTTGCCGAACTGCGTGACCTTAGCGTCGTTCCAGTTAAACTTAGCAAACACGCTCTCTTCGTGCATACGCTTACCCATCGTCACCATAGGTGTTATGTCTGCGGATACGCCTTCTCGAACAGTCACTTTCATCGTTTCTTTTTCTTAGGTTTCGGTTTATCGCCAAACACTACACGGGCGACAAATAAGTTACGCTTTTGTTGTTCCCCAATACCTGCCTTAGTACCTCTCGTGTTTATGTCAGGTAAGGCCCGCATAAACCCACGATAGAACATACTATCTTTGGTAAGAAACGTAACCGCAGCCACTCCACGACGGTGCACGGTGTCCAAGAACTTGAGGATGTTATCAGTCATATTTTTTTCTATGTCGATATTGTATATATAACATACAACCTCACCCTTATGTTCCTTGTTGGCTTCAGCGTACACAAACACAGTGTTATTCACCTGCACTTGGACTGTTGTGGGCATAGTAATAAAACCCGTAAACAGCTTGGTCGCGTCTTCCACGTTTACATTTGAATTTTCCAACGCCCCCATTACAACTTCTGGCGGCGGTACTTGGTTCGTTACCCCGTTTTTAAGTTCCATATTCCCCCCTAGTCTGGTTTAACAGGCCAAACAATTTCTTCGTATGTAGTTGCCGATGCGTTAGTTACCGGCATGTCGCGTAGAGCCTGCCTATAAGCAGCCCACTCCGCTTTCTTAGCGTCTGTAAGAGGTGCATCAGCCAGTTGAGTTATATCGCTCTCTTGTAACAAGTCCTTTCTTATTCTGCGCATCTTACCTTCATAAGTTTCTGCGGCTGCGGCTAAAGCTGCTGCAAGATCACCACTATCTATTAAATCTTGTATGCTAGGCATCTGATAACCCTGAGTCGTTAAATACCATCCAGATATTAGCTGCTACTGCCTGTAGCATCATAGTACCGCCAACAGCTAACGTAGGGTTATTAGTAAACGCAGTTAGCGTCAAGCTAGGAAAATAATATACCGTTTGGGCTGTACCACTACCATCTCTGTCTATAGTTAATGCCCCACCAGCAGCATTACTTATCTGAAAAATGTCGCCTATATTACAAGTAGTTGCACTAATATCTGAGGACGCTGCACAAGCGGGTAATTCAAATTCAAGTGCTCCGCCTGACACTATAATCATGTTCTGGCCTCGGTATTGTATCATCTGAGCTACGGATTGGTTTGCTGAAATCCACGCATCAAACGGGCCTATGCCGCCTATCTGCATAACTTTAGCTCTGCTACTTTCAGGCATATGCAGGTCATACGTACTTTGTCCAGAGTCCCCCTGCAACGCACTTTCTTTTATTGCTTGTTTTGAGCCTAGCTTTAACTCCCCAGCGTCTGAGCGTAAGTACCCAGTGGTTATAAAGTAGTCTGCATTAATGTTTAACGCTAATGAGTGACCCGTTTTAAAACTATCATTAGTGTAATCAGTAAAAGGGTCAACCGCTCCGCTGCCGTCAGCTACGGTAAATACTAAAGAGGCTTTTTGCTCACCATCATCTGATTTATTAGTTCTGTTAACATAAAACGACCCGTAAGATACTTTTCTATCGTCTTCGTTTAACCCAGTAAAAACAAATGCACCGCCCTCAGTTGTCGCGTCAGTTGAGTTAGCAAACAACTCAACAATAGGGCCGTGTCTATAGCTACTAATAACTGAAGAGGTAAACTGTGAGTATTGATTATTGGCGGTAAACGCGCCATTGAGTGTAGTAGTGCCGGTAACAGTTAAGTTACCACTTACTGTAGTAGAACCTAACTCCCCACGAAATTGCTGGTCTATTTGGTTAAAATACAGACGAAGAATCTTAAACGTCTGTTGAAACAACGTTTGATTATATTCTGCAGGGGCTAGTGGTAGTGCAGGGGCACGGAAACCTACGTCATCTGGCATTAGCGTCTCCCGTCAGGTCGCATGTCTATGCGAGGGTAGCCTAACTGCCACATTACTCCTAAATCTGTAGACTCTATTTTTATCGCCATCTGTCGCCCTCGCACACGGGTGTTTATGTGTGTTGTATAAGGTTCTACGCTTACAGTAACTCCTTGAGTTATAGTGCCTGTGTTTACACCCCCCTCTGAAGTTGGCGTATTATACCCAGAACCCGAGCTGTCCAGAGGAAACAGTGTCATAGATAAGGATGGCGCACCCTCGGTAGACCCTGTGAACGTAAGGTCAGGAATTACTCTCCAAACAAAGGCAAAGTTATGACCGTCCTCTAAGTCAAATTCTGAAGATGTTATGTATGCGTTTATACTCGCAGGTGTAGCTGTCTCTCTGTCATCTACCCCTATCTCATGCTCTACCAGATTATTACTGTAGGTTGCAGCTAGTGGAGCTTGACGAATACCAGAATCTTCCCACGCCGTACGCCCCAAGTTGCCGTGGTACCATATATTCTCTAAGTAGTTGTAGACTACATATTTGTCATTTACTGTTTGGTCAGTAGACGGGTAGAACCACCACACCTCGTTAAATCCTTCGTTAGTCCCCGCCACAACTTGCCCAAGCTGCGATAGGTTTATATCGTCAAATACATACCTATGCAAAGAAGAAGGGAGAGGTTTTGCGTTGCCATCGTATGTATAAAACTTATCTTTACCCATCCAAAAAGCAATACCATTGGCGTACGCCACAGCGTTCTGTGAGGCTATGGATATGTTCTCTCCAACAAGTTGTGCTGTCCATACGTCAGGAAACCCAACATACTGCAGTGCGTACAACGCGGCGTCTGTCCATACAAGAACTTCTTGTCGTGCCTGTTCCGCAGCAACAATCGCACTACCGTTTGATAAACGTAGGCTACCCGCTTGGTTTGTGCTAGATGGTGCCCATTCTACAAGGCTCTCTTGATCTGACCACCGAATGAGCAGCGGGTCAAGCGTCTCCGTACCGTCTAAATACGCGTGGGTACCAAAACAAAATACAAATCTATTTATGTCTGATACCAATATGATGTTCTGTTTTGTTGGGACACTAGACGCGCCTCCCAGACTGGACACTAAAACACCCCGTGTAGTGACTGCATTTTGCCCATCCCACACATATAGCTGCCCCTCTCTAGGGCCAAATACTAAATCTTCCCCGAAGTTTGCTTGGCTCCACGTACGTAAAAACAAAGTAGAACTTTGTCCCGCACCCCAAGTATTCGCGCCCCACGTACCAGAACCCCAGCCCGTTCTAGCGGTTACTACATCAGAACCCACAGAGACTTGGTACTTACCTACAACACTACCCCCACCGTTACCCGAGTCAGAGCTATTAGCTGTAGCACTTGCCTCAAACTTGTAGCTGTCGGCGTTTACTATTTCTGTTATCTGATACTCTGCGTTGAGGACAGCCGCTGTAATGTTACCGCCCAAAGAAACAGCACCCGAAAAGGTGACAAAATCGTTTACCGAAGCCCCGTGTGCTGTGTCAGTAACGGTTATAGTAGCGTCCCCATCAGCCGCAGAAAAAGTTACGTCTCCCGCGCTAGTGGTACTTCTTAGTGGAGTTATGTCGTTATACGCGCTGGCGTACTCTATATAAAACTTAGTGTTCGTGCCTACGGCTGTGTACCTGTCAGAACTTAGATTAACCCACGTATGAATAGATCGGGCAACCCCGTTGAACGTAGCTTCGGACACCCGACGCCACCCACCAATTTTTTCAGGTAAGCCCTTGCGAAACCGTACTTTGTCGGAGTCGTTCCACCCACCTTCGGTGCTGTATCGGGTGCCTTCTTTGTTCACACCCGGTGCAAGTTCTAATTTACGTAACGGCATTGTTACCCCTAGTACACCCACAGCACGGGCGTTGTGCTTCTAATATCAACATGAACAAACGTCTTAGCCACGCCAATACCACCAAACCCGAGACGGTGCGCTTGTTCTACAATTTTAAATCGTTGTGCCCCACCAGTAACCTTTATATCAGCAGCTATACCTTGACTGTGAGTTCCCGGAACAGCTTTCTTAGCTTCGATTGAATGCGTAGGGCTTCTATACCCAGAAGTAATTGTGAATGCAAACCCGCACTCTTCTCGCAGGCGGTCTAACGCATAAATAAACTCTTCCTGCATGTCGTTCTCGCCAGTCTCTTGGCAGTCAAACTCTTCTAATTTAAAGTATTTAAACTTTGTCATCGGTATTACTCGCTCCGAAGTAGTATGAAGTCACAGCACTTACAATGCCTCCCATATACCCTAACACTAGCGCGACAGTAGTCTCTGAAGTGCTCTCGACAGGAAGAAAAGTAACAGTAAAAATATAACCACCAAACATAATAAAACTAGCAACGGCCAGTATACGAGGTGTCCAATCACCTGCAAAAGAACGTCTAGCGTCTTGGACATCAGCCGTTTCAAGCTCGAATACATCGACTTCCAATTCCGCAAGTCGTTTCTCAAAATCCAGCTCGGCCTTTTTAATCTCAACCAGTTGTTCTGGACTGGCGGTTTGTAGTGCCTTCTCGATGGATTTCTCATCATTCTTACACCCTAACACTCCCGCTATTGCAGATGCTGCAGCACCCCCAAGAGGGCCGCCCAAAGCCGTACCTAGTGTCGGCGCAACTGCGCCTATAATTGTTTTAATACTATCAAACTTCATCAGTGTATAGTCCTATTGACAACCCCAGCAAAAAGAATAAAAAGAACCAGAACGACTCCATCACCAAGAGGTACATTGGCTGTACTGCCAACAGTAAAATCGCTAGGAGCAAGTGTAAGCTGATAAAAAGCAGGGGCGCTTTCGAGTCCATCTGTATCAACCGCCCGTAAACTGAACTGGACATCGACTTCATTTTGCTCGTAATCTGCATCTGTAAACTCAATAACAAACCGCTGCGCCCCTTCAGTGTTTATTTCACGCTCACTGTAGCTCTCTGTTGTTGCCCACTCCACTATGTAATGACTAAGTTCTTCTGGGGTGAGAATAGAGCCATCAGTTCTTTCGTCTGGCGGCTCGAAATCTATGTAAGCATCGAACGCCAAGTATTTCATTACAGAGAGCTATCGTTTACTTTGCCCAGCTTTTCAGCCAGACGCTCAACTTTGCCTTCGACTCTTTCAGCCTTATTTTACAAAGTTCGTATTCTGCTTTGATTAACGCTCGACCGGCTGTCAATTTCGCCCGTATCAACTGGCTGTATTTTGTCCATAGAGCTTTCAAGTCGTCCCAAATCTTATTGTGCATTTTTATTTTACCTCAACGCCTTTTTCTAAAGCTGCAAGACGCAACCTGACATTCGTAATAGCGTCTAACAACTCCTCATAATGCTCGGTGTCTTTATCTTGCCGGTCAAGCATATACTCAATTAACATATCCTGCCGTGCATCGTCAGGCAGAGAGCCTAACTCACCTCTAGGCCACTTAATTCTAAACTCACTGTTCTGGTCAATGTCAGATTGTATTTTATCTATTGCGTGTTCTAAGCTGTTAAGTCGCTCCTGTATACCAAAATAAGCCATCGTGCTGACAGCAGTAAAAACAATCATCGCAATAAGGTTTCTGACAGGAATTGTAACACCAGTATTCTCATCCAATTCCATAACACCCCCTCGCCCCTACTAACTTACGCGGAAAGCAAGCGCAGCAACAACACCGAAAATAGCAAGCCCACCTGTTATGATAAGGCCATACAAACCAGTAATTAGGTTTTCAATACGCTTGAACTTATCACTACCCTCGTCAAGCCGCCGCTCTATATTTTCGTACCGTATTGTGCACTCTCGCTCGTGTGCTCTTATCTCGTTCAACGCGTCCTCGTTACTCACAACAACTCCAAACTAATAACAGTATTACCTTCGGTAGCCTCATTTGGCATCGCCTTGTATAAATCTGTGCGCCCAATAGATTGCACCATCAGCGCGTGCATGGGGGTACCGACTACAACATACGCGAGTAAATGCGTACACCCCTGCTCTTTTAGTATTGTGTGCCACGGTTCTTGGGTTGATATGGTAAACACTCTGGCGCTTTTAGTCACTATTGTCGTGCAGTGGTAAGCGTTTTTGCGTATACGCCCTGCTGTGTACGCTACCACCTCACCAGATCCGTCTAACACTTCTATATTTAATTTGTTAGGCGCTACGCTAGATAGCTTACCTTTTATACGCCCTAACGGTATGTTGTTCGAGTTTTCGTCAATGACCTTCTTATTACCGTTGTACAGCGTATCAACAATGCTCATGTCAACGGCGGTAGGCTCTATTACTCTAAGCTGGTACATAACTATACCGCCGTAAACGTAACGTTTGTTTGTGCATCTTCTGCAAAATTAAAGTAGTTATCTTCCGTGGTTAAAAGCCATTGGCTGTAATTACTACCTGATTTGTTTGTACTGCTAAACGTAGCGCCAGATAAGGTGTATGTGCCTTGACTCGTAGCTATGGAAGTAACAGAGGATACTGATAATGATTGAGCATCGTCTAAAACTACAAACTTTAAACCGCTAGTACTGCTCCAGTTAAGGGCATATACGCTATAGTTTACGCCCCCCACAGTTACCGTTGCTGGAGCCAAATCACCTATCTCGGGCGTACCCTCGTCAGAAAATACCGGCCACGGCTGTCTAGCAAACCCGTAGAAGTCAATTTCTTTAGACTCAGTAAAACCTACCGTCATAAGCGATACGTTTGTACTTCCTGAACCAGACGCTCCGACTAATGCTATAGCCCCAGAAGACACTAACTAACACCCCCACCAAACACGACGTACTTGTCGGTATGTGTTACAACCAATTCTGCAACCCCGCCTTGCGTAATGGTGCGGGTTCCATTTTGACTCCCTGCCGAGTAGACACTGCCCGTAGCCAGATATATGTAGTTATCATTCGCAGCTTGTAATGTTATATCCGCACTTTCATGGGCGTTTACAATAATCCATGTAGACCCTACAGGCGCGTCTGCAGACCCAGCGTCAGGTAACGTAAATGTAACGTTACTGGAGTTATCCGAAATTATGCGTTTACCGATTAACGCGGTCATACCAGAAGCATCAATGGCACCACCGCTCGCACCCGTGACACTTGCTGTAAGCGACCCAGTTAGATTAACTGCTGATATAGTACCTGCGGAAGTAGTGTTGCCGTTTGAGGCAGTAACAACAAGTTTGTCTGTGTTTACTGACACGTTCCCAGTAACACCTAACGTGGTACCTACAGTAGCTGCTGCTGAAAATGTAGCCGCCCCTGTGACGTTAATCGTGCCGCCAACCGCTAAGTTACCTATAACTTCGTTCGTCGCTTCCACTACGTTAGTGCCGTCACACAGAACAATCATACTCTTGTTGGTGGGTACAACCACACCCGACCCGCCACTTGTTTTTACTGTCACGTTGTAACTGGTTTCGTTGCGCACAACAAATATCTTTGACACTGTAGGGACGGTCAACGTACCTGCTGCTGTTAGCCCCCCAGAATTTTTTAAGACGAGGATTGCCGCCCTACCTATGGACGACGCTCCATCAGTGGTGGTTATGGTTTGCGCGTTGGAAGACCAACTATTAACGTCCTTCTTCCCCGCTACAGCTTCTTCTATTAACGTCGTTATCTGGTTGTTGACTACAGTACCCCACGCCCCGTCTTCGGTGCCCTGCTGGGGTTTAGCCAAACCTAAGTTAGTTGTATAGTCTATAGCCATTATTCAATCCTAATAATTGCACTTGTCCCCGCCCCGGGGAACGTAATTTTAAATGTAGAGTTACTAGAAGATTTATCTCCGCCAAAATCAAGCACTGCTATAGACGGGTTACTACCACCAGATTTATATATCAATGCCCCTCGTGCAGTTATAGTCGAGCTAGTCCACTCGCTGTCTGCAAAATCTACGTATGCAACTGTACCGCTTGTTGCTACCGCAGCTCCGCTTAGTGTATTGCCGCCCGCGACATACCCTGTACCAGATACTTCGCCCGCAGTAGTGTAAACTGCCGTACTCGCATCTAAATCGGCAGCGTTTGTATACAACGCTATCTTGAACGTATCAGAGTCAAAATCCACGTCCCCTTTTAACAGGTTCTGTTTACACGCCGTTGTCATTGTTTGCGTTATAGCCATACTATCCTACCAGCCCGCTCGTTCTGTAATCATCAGTGTACGCCCGCGTATCGTTTTCTTGTTTGAACACTTGTAGAGACAACGCGTACAGTTGTTGGTAGTTAGCCACTATATCCTGTTCTGCCTTCATAAATCTAGCTGCCTCTACTAACGCCCCATTTAATAGTACTGCGCTAGCGTTCTCGCTTAACCAAGTCAACGAACCCGGCGTTGCGGCATCGGCATCAACTAGCGACTCTGGGTATCTGCCGTAGGTAATAACAAGCGAGTAGTTAGAATCAGGACTAGGGCCAACCGCTATAGTATCTGCAGTAAATTGCGCGTAATACTTAGGCTCCCCAGTTACTGTGTCATCAGGGTACGCCTCGAATAAAAAGTTGTTTTCTTTAGGTATTAGATACTTAACCTTATTGGCCGCCGTCTTTACCGCTACACTATGCGTGTATAAGTAGTCAGATGGTAATGTACGAGTGGTCGTACCACTGGTAAGCGCCAACGAGGTATCTGTTCTACGCAAGGCGGGTATTTTTACTGCCTGTAATATGTTCTCTTCCGCTACCTGAGTAAACAGTTTGTACTGGTCGTCGGTAAACGTATTTTCAGTAATGTCCGCTATGTTGTCCTTTAGCTGTGTGTACGTCATGCTCATGTTGTTATCGTGACCTCACCTATTTTGGTATCGCCTACTAACGGATTATTTGTGCCTTCTCCTCCCTCGCCACCTACAGGACTCCACCCCCAGTAGACAGCTCTACTGCTAGTCGCACTACCAGCGAACGAGAAACTTGTATCCGGTCGTGGGTTACGTACAGCTTGTGGGTCTTCTACCCTAACGTCTCCCAGATTATTCTGTGGGTGATCGGGGTCAAAACAATCAGGGCAAACTTTGAGGTTTGTTTCTTTGTGGCGTATGACTTCGGACTTCAGTTTTTTTAATTTATACTGAAACCCACAACGATCACACACGGCAATCGCTATCTTGGCGGATGCGAACTTCCTAGCCATTAGCAGCGCCCTATACTTGGCACGAACCTAGCGGCTGTCTTCTCTCTGTCTTCCTGTGCAGCTAAAGTAAACTGCTCTTCGTACGCTACTTTCAACATCTCTATTCTTGGCGCTAGCTCTGGCACCTTCATAGCTATATGGTACGCAAGCCCCGCCACCGCACAAGGTAAGAACCGGAACGGCATATCACCGTCCTCTATACCTTGCCCAGCGTCTTGTATACGCCGCATACGATAGTAGTAGAGTTGGTATTTACTAGACTCGTCTGGCACAGGCCACACGGTAACAAAGGGAGAGTTTTGAGTGAACGTTGTAGTGGTGCCGGAGCTTTGTCCCGACCGGTACGTCCCCGCAGCACCTAGTCTGTGTACCCACAACTGTAGGGGCCTACCCTGCGTCAGTTTGTTTGGGATAGCTGCGTAGGTACTAACGCTTATACGGTTTAGATTAACATCTGCTTGGAGAGCGGTATTACCTGAACTTACGCGCAGATTGTGCTCACAAATATCTACTGTATCAGCCGGTAGTTCGTAATCTGCTTGGCCTTTTACTAAAGGGATATACCCCTCATCTATTGTCCACAGATTAATACCACGGTTCTGCCATTCAATAGTCAACAAGTTCATTGACCGACGCGCTGTCCTTAAATCGTACCCCGTGCGCATCTCACGACCAGCGCGTTCCCACGCCTCTTCAGCAACTTCAGTAAAATCTAAGTCAAATAGTGTAGTTCCTGAAGTAGCCATAATTTATTTTCCACAAGTACATGTATGCCGTTTTCGTCTAGCCAACCCTCCAGTGCGTAGCTTAACGGTAGCGGGCTTCGTATTTTTTACAACTGTTTTACCTTTAGCGCCTTCCCGCTTTTTCTTCTTTGCGGTAGCAGCTCGCTGGCCCTTACTTAAAGAGTTAGCTTTGCTTCGTGGTAGACACCGATCCGGGTTTTTCTTGTCCTTAGATGTACCGCACTTACCTTTAACTTTACCGTCAGTGCCGATGCGAACCCAGTCTTGGTCACGCCATTTCTTTAGATCACCCATTATTTCTTCTTGCCTTTAGACCCCTTAGCGTAATTCGGGTCTTTGCAGTATTTAGATGCAGCCATATTAGCGTATGCGCTAGGGTAAGTATCGAAGGTACGTTTCGCCCACGATTTACCTTTCGCGCATATTTTACCGCCAGATTTGTAGTACCGACGCATAGGCATGATTAGCGCATCTTACACTTACGTACGCCCTGTTTAGCAATGCCCGCACCGCGTACTTTTTTGCCAGATTTATAGCCTTTAACCTTACCGCCTCTCTTCATGGCGGGCATCTTGGGCGCGGGGGCACCGCCACCCATACCACCAGCTTTGGCTTTCATGGCTTCCATCATCTTGCGTTTTTTCTCTTCCTCAGACATGGGCATAGCGGGGGCACCTGCCGCAGCCATAGGTGCAGCACCACCGGCCATACCACCAGCCATGTACTTCTTGGTCTTCATCTTCTTGCCTGATTTTTTCGCTTCTTCTTTAGCGGCCTTCATACCTTTTTTGGTATAAGGAAATTTCTTACCGTCTACTTCTGGCATAATATGCTCCTAACATTTCCAGCGTTTTCGAGCTTGGCGTAACCTAGAATTAGGGTCTTTAGCCGCCTTCGGAAACTTCTTCATTTGACCAGCGGAACGTGCACAATATGACTTACGTCGTGCGGCACGTTTGCCAGTTGGTTTGTCTTCAGTTACTGCTGTTTTTAACTTACTTCCGGGGTTATCCCGACGATACTTAGCTACACCTTTGGCGGTCATACCAGCACCAGATTTGGTAGGGCGTTTTTGCCCGCCGCTTATGGTGTGGCCTTTCATAGAACCTTTTTTGACCTTACCGCCTTTTTTGTAGTAGTTACGCATTAAAATATCTTCCGCAGCTCAAGTATAAAAGCGTACCCTTCACTGCTACCTATACCGGCTACATCTAACTTTATATTGCCGTTAGCAGTAGTGCCTTCTTTGGTTAGACCGCCCCATGTAGTAAAATCAAACGTACTACCCGCAGTGTTTCTGTACTCTGAAGTAACGCTAGTAATAGGCACTTCTGTAGCAGTATCAGAAGTCGCCCACTCAATGTGGCCAGCTATTTGACCTGTACCACCAACACCTATTGCCGGGAGTAAGTAGATTTTTTCTATAGCTACCCCTGTCAGTGCTTTACCCTCTATAGAGTTAAACGCTGAATCGGTTATGTCCACTATAGTGGTAGAGTTACTCGTCACATCAACACCAATTTCACTGTACTTAATAACTATCTTGCGTTCGGTATTTACCAAAGTAGTGTTGGTAATAAAGTTAGCCATAATGTTTAGTACCTTCTACAACAAGAGTAAACCTGTCACCGGCTGAAACGCCAATAGTTTTTATTTGTAGCGTACCAGTAGCCGCGCCATCACCCGCACCTGTGCCAGAGTTAGCAGTAACGGAGTTACCACCAAACCCCGGGGGTCTTAGACCCCCCCAACTACCACTAGCGAAGTCTACAGACGTAGCTCCAATGGTATTATTGGTTACATCGGCTGAAAACATCCACGCAAGGTAATCTGTACCGGCTGACTCCCACACAAGTTCTACCTGCATCCCCGGATCAGTGGCAACACTCATACGATCTATGGACACGTAGCTGCCCGCTTTACCGTCTTGACTTGTGTAGTCAGCAGGGTCGATAAAGTCAGTCAGAGGTAAGTTATCAGTACCGCTGTCGTTTACAAACACAAACTTCACCACTAACTTACGCTCGGTGTTAGCTAACGTTTCTATGTTATATGATACCGCCATAAACTATACTTCCGAGTTATTAAGCTAGGTTGTTGTTCTGAATGTATTTAACAGTTACATAACCACGTCCAGTGCTACCACTAGCAGATTTTAGGAAGATAGTAACGTCAGAAGTGCCTACGTCTGCCCAAGCATCTGCATCAGTAATTGTTGCTGTAGACGCCTGCTTAATAACGTTAGCCACAGAACCCTGTGCTAACGCAGTGAATAACTCAGTGGCTGTAGCAGATGTACCGCCAGATAAGACTACTGCGGTAGGAGCAACAGTTATGTATAGAGTAATTTCAGTAATTTGACTGCCAGCAGGGATAATAATACCCGTGCTAGTGCCAGAAGCGCTTTGTGTCCACGCGGCGGTTTGAGCCATCTCTACGAAACCTACGTTTGCAGAGCTGCCTTCACGAATTGTACCGGCCTTAACTGGCCCGCTAAAAGTTGTAGTACCCATGAGAATCTCCTGTCGGGGTTAGTGTCTACCTGCTGGATTGCGGGTAGTCAGGGATTAGTATTAATCGTACAGCAAAAAGAAGGGGGCAACAAGTGCCCCCCAAAGTCGTCGAAAATTTGATCTATTCGACAGGTTCTTATGCTGAACCAGCTCCGAAGATACCCAGTGGGTCAGAGACACCGAAAGAGTAACGTTCACGAGCTTTATAACGGCTGTTGCCAGTGTCGAAGTCAGCATCCATAGAGGTTGCCATCTTAGCGCGGACAAAATGTTTCAGGCCGTTAGGAATGTCAGTGGTTAAGAACCAGTTACCAGTGTTGGTAAGGTAGTGGTTAATTGCATAGCCTTCTGGGACTACACCATTAGTTTTAATGGCGTTTAAGTCGTTGTCGGCTGTGCCCACTCGACCCTCAGTCTCCAACAAACGAGTTGCAACGAATTGCAAGTCAGATGGGATAATGAGTTTCTTAGGACGTGCTGCAATTTTTAAACCACGCTCATCAGTCCACTTGCCGATTTGGATAACGGCAGCTTCCAATGAGGTTTCGTTCAAGTCAACGTTACCACCAGTGTTTGAGTTCTCACCACCAGACACTAAAGGGTGAGAAGTGTTTACTAATGAAACAGCATCACCATAAGTAACGCTTGTATCGAACGCGTTGTTTAAAATATCAGCAGCTTTAACCTGCTTCGTGTACGCCATAGCGCGAGCCAATGCTTTGGTATAACGAGCAGACAATGAGTCATACAAGTTATCTTCGATAGCTTCTTCAGTTACAGAGAAGCCCATCGCAATGGTTTCGTGCGTGTAGCGTGCAGTGAAGGCTTCTTGCGCGTTATCGTATTCGATAGCCGAGCCTTCAGCCTTAGTTGGAGCCGAACCGAAGCCCGACAGTTTAGTTTCTTCCTCAAACGAGCGGTCAGAAGTCTCTGTTTCAAAGATTTCTTTGTGCTCTTCGGTGTACTTAGCGTACTCCAAGCCAAATAAGGCGTTGAGGCCGGGTAATAGCTCCTTGAGGAGCTGGGATCTTGAGATAGCCATGATTTAAGTCCTCTATTCGCTCACTACACCAGTACCAAATAAATGGTAAGGGGCGTTAATTTTAACTAACAAGTCGGTTTTCGCGTCGCCAGCTTTTGAGTCGCCGCGATCAGACATACCAACAATCTTAAAGCCAGCAGTTGCAGTTTGTGCTGCACCTACCGCCATATTAGATTTGCCAGTGCTGGTGTTTACTGAAGTAGTCGCGTTCTGCGCCGCAGAAAACGTACAGTTTTGACCAATGTCTGTGTCAGGGACAGCGCCAGTAGACTGAACTTGGTAAGTTACACCCGGATCAGTTACAACGTAAGCGATGATTTTAGTACCAGTTGGGGCAGTTGTGCCTGTAGGGAACAACTGGTCAAATACTAACTGACCTTGCGCGTTCACATACTCACAACCAACAAATACACCTGCCGCACCGCCGCCGTTTACAGCGAAGTTGTTAGCACCTGCATCTGCACCTGTACCAGTAGCAATCTCAATTCGACCGCCATCTAATTTTACTAAAGAACCATAACCAATGTTATTGGCAAGCCCTGAAGCAATTTGAAACGCATCACGCGCACCACTATATGGTGAACCGTCAGCGTTCTTTACGGGAACTAGCCCGTATGGGGAAGCTGTACTAGCCATTTTAGATCACCTCTAAAAATAAGTTAAGTCTGTTTAGCCTTTGCCAAACGAGACGGATGTTTTCCTATCATGAAAGATAGGCATTCTTGGGTCGTTCTCGCGCATGAGGCTGCTATCTACCGCACGCATGGCGTCACCTGCTTTCTCTTTAAAGTAAGCTGCGCGTTGTGCCAACATCTCTTCAGGCATTTTGCACAGAAGTAGCCCACCAATCACGACATTATCTTTAAACCGTTCGTTTTCAATGGTCGCAAGAGTAATTTCGGGGTGGTCGGTCGCCTTGCAAGGTTCCCAGCCCTCGCGGAACGAAGAGGATATGTTTGGCGCATCAACGTTACCTAATGTCGCTATGCGAACCCATTTAAACTCGTAACCCGGTTCTGGGTTAGGTTTGGGTAGAACGTCAGGGGCTTCCCATGAGCGTTTCGCAACTGTTTTTTCGCGGGTTTCTAACTCGCGGTTGGTTCTGTTGTTAGCCATTAAACTTTCCTCGCGTCTAATATCATTTGATGGGCGTACTGTTCATAAGTAATACCCAATCTCTTTGCAAGCTGTTGCTGTGATGGATTTAGTTTCACCTTTTTGGGCGATGTGCTCCGCGTTGCGGGTGCCACCACACTAGCTCGTTTCTTTTTCGGTGCATCCTCGAACTGGTCGGGGAAGATTTGTTGCATACGAGAATCTATTTTCTCGTAGTACTCATCGCTACTTGGGTCTACCCCACTAGAGACAAGATGGTTATGTAACCCCCGAGCAAGTTCAGTCATTTCGGTGTTGGTACCGAACCAAGTATTGCGCGAGGCCCATTCCTGAGCTTTCGGGTCAACTTGTTCAGAGGTGTCAGACTCTATTGTTGCACTATAATCTTCTTCTTGTAAAGGCTCGGGCGTAAAGTTAGCTACTTTATCGGCCTTTATTTTAGCAGCCGTTAGTTTTTCCTGCGCTTCCACAACTTTATCTGCATCGCCCGCTTCGTACGCATCTTTATATGCTTTCTTAGCGGAGAGTACTTCAATAGCTGCGTTCCGTTTGGCTTGGTCAAGTAAAGCGTCTCGGCTTTTACTAACGTCACCCTTTAACGCCTTGTTCTCTTCGATTAGTTTTTGCGCAACTCGTACAGCCTCTTGGCGCTCACGTTCAGCCGATTCTTTCGCACGGCGTTCGTCGTGGTAGCCTCGCTGTATCTTGTTTATACGTTTTCTAACTTTAGACGAGTACCCTTCCAACTCTTCTTCAGTTACGTCTTCTGGTGGTTCTTCCATAGGCTCCCGCCCACGGTCTTCTTCAGGTGTATCGTCAACAAGCTCGATCTCAAGTTCAGGCTCTCCTGCGTCCTCAACTTCTGGCTCTTGCTCTGCACGGTACTCTTCTTCTGTTTTGCGGCCCGTTACATCTATTTCGACCGCTTCAGTTTCTTCTATGTCGATTTCCTTAACGTCCTCGTTTTCCTGTGAAAGCTCAACTTTAACTTCTTCGATAGGCATAACTCACCCCCTACGCGTGTGTGATGCCACGAGGGTCAGCAACTACTGCCTCGATGGAATCATCATTCATCAAACGGTACTCTTTACCATTAACGGTAAAACGAGTGCCCGTGTTCATGCGAAACATTACAAAATCACCGACCTTACACCACGGGTCAGCTTTCTCACCAAAACGGCTCTCGTCTGTGTAGGCTAGGTCGCCCATATCAATAACGAGTCCCATAATGGATAAAATGTATTCACGTTTTCGTACGCTTTCGGGTTTGATAATCCCGCCTTCATACTCTTCTTCTACTTCAGGCAGGGCTACAAGTATCCGATAGCCAACGGGTCTAGGGAGTTGTGCCTCAAAAGTTTCTTCGTCTATCTGTTTTTGCACATGCTCAGGTACAGCAAGGATTGGTTCAGTCATCGTCATATTCCATATAGTTTTGTGCGAGGTCGGATACGTAGTTTTTGGCGGACTTCAGACCCCGTATGAGGCCCACCACTTCCCGGTACTCTGAGTAGTCTTTAGGACTACCCGATTCCAGAAATACGTTTGCAGAGGATATTTCCTCGTCGAATTTATCGTTAAGCACGTCAAAGACGGTTTTAGCCATTAGTTATTCCCTTTCGGCATTGTTGTTTTAAGCAGATCGAGGTCAAGTTTTG